TATTGAATCGAATATATGACCCATACCCACTTTCTGTTGATCTAGTTTCTGATAATTTTTGATTAACAATCATTGGCATTGCATACTTGCGTATTTTTTGACACATTTCTACATGTTTCATTAATGGAATAATTGTATTAACATGTTGTAAATTAGTATGTCTTCTCCAATAAAAATGATGTGCACCTGTAAAATAATGATTGTCATCATAGGCTTCATTATATGTATACCACCATAAACTTTTTACGTCATAAACTTTATTATTTCCGCCCATTTGTAACCATAACTTTTTGTCGTGAACAAATATAGATTCTAGGTTGAGTAATTTACTTAAATGTTCTTTAAAGCCGGTTATTTGTTCAGTATGATGTATAGGAACAATGAATTCAACTTCATTGCTTGAATACACGTATATACACGATATTCGATTAATTGAAGGATGTAGTTGATGATCTGTTAATATAGGAACAACTAACACAACATCTTCTGTTTTAATATCTTGTAATAACGAATCTAGTTCTTTAGGATCGTCAATTATTATCATACATTAATATAATAATAAATTTGAATGTAATATCCAAATATTTTAATATGAACTAGTAGGGGTAGAAGAATTAGTATTATTAATATCTGCAGAAATAACAAAGTCGGTGTCTGTAAAATATTCTGTAAAATTTAATATTTTTTTATCTAATCCGGTGAATGTTTTAGCAGTTGAGTTAACTGTTTTTTCATTTCTTTGTTTAACACCTATAGTTAGTACTCCATTATCTATAGTGTCATGTAATTGTCCTGTAATTAACCATTTGATTGCTGCAACATCATATAAATTTTTATCAATTTTATTTGAACCATGTGCATCATATTGTTTTTGATTAATTTCCATAATGTTTAATGAATTTACTTTTTTTATAAAATATCTTATTACAAATCCTTGTTTAATATCATCTGCAGTAATTCTTAAAATATAATCTTTTGGAGTTTTATATGTTGTTTTAATTTCAGGGTTTAAACGTTTATATTCAGAAACCATTGGATCTTCTATTTTTAATTTAACTAATTTTTTTGATTTTTTTGAATATTCTCCTAATGTATAAATCTCCCCTGTTAATAAATATCGATGATATGTACCACGATATTCTTTTTTATCAGTAGTCATAAATTTATTTCCATTTGTATATAAATGTTTTTGAATTTCTGATTCTGTATAATATGTTTTTAACCGACTCATGTTATTTTAGGCCTCATTATTAGTTTTAATTTGGTTGTCCATACTCCGTCTGAACTAACAGTATGATCGACTCCTATAACACTAAATACTGTTTGAGTTAGATATCGTTTTGGAAGTAGAGGAATTATAACAACATCTCCGTATCTAAATCCGCTGATACCTTCTATTGAAAGTTCAGCATCAAATGGATATATTGGAGCATTTAATTGATTTGACTTAGTTATATCAGGAGTTGGATATCTTACAAGTTTTTCTAATGCTCGTTTTAATCGTAGCCAGTTTTGATAATTCTTAAAATCGTTCTGCATTAATGCTTTTGCTTGATTTACTGATTTTAGCGCTGCAAAATGTTGGATTTTATATGATTTAGCTATTTTAGCTTTTTGAGATCCTTCTTCATTTATTGATCCTTGCGCATACATAAAAGTTACAAAAGGAGATATTGCTTGATTTGATATATCAGACCCTTCATTTAATGTGAATGCTAGGCTTGTAAGATCACTAGGAAGTTTAGAATTTAATTTTAAATCAGTTACAATTGTTCCAATTGGTGGTTCTGCTCCAGATAAACTACTTTTTGCGCCCATGGGAATTTTATAAGGAGTAGCGTTAACAGCTTGTATATCTTTTATACTTCCTACATAATTTCTATCGTAAAATAACATTGTGTTTGCTAGCTCTGGATGAGTTATTAATGTTAATGCAATAGCTCCCCCAGATACTTCTTTTATTTTTAAAGCTATATGTTTTAAGAGATCATTTGCAGTTTTTACGCTATTTTTAGTTAATATTGGAGTTAATACATTTTCTACTTCAATATAAATTCTACTAGGATGTGCTATTGTTTGACCTGTATCCTTATCTGTTATTAAAAATTTATTTTCCGGCATTTTATTTTCAACACCTGGCATTACTAACTTTTTAAAATATTCTTTAGGTTCTGGAGTTTCAGTTTCATCTTTTGAATCTGATACTTCGTTTTCTTCTGATGTTGGTTCTATTTCAATTTTATCTACTGCTGGATATGAATAACAATCAGCTCCTAGCCCTTCTTTTGGACCGTAAAATAATATTTCTGTAGGATTAGATGAAACAATATTTTCTGTTATTGAAGATTTACATATATCTACATTACATATAATTTCTGAAGATTCTGCTAACATTGGTTGTGAATCTGGATCATTTGGATCCGTTTTTTGAAACTTAGTTAATAGTTTTTTATTTATCATATGAATGAGCAAACCTAGTTGTATATATCGATTTTGATTTTGTGATATCTCATCAACATTCATTCCAGCATTTGCATTTATTTCATTAGCTAATGATTCCGTTCCAGCTTCATTTAAAGCTACGAGATCTCCAGATTCGTCCATTAATTCGAATTCACCTTCTTCTTCTTTCTCCGGGATTTGTGGGTCTAATTCTCCAATTAATATTCCACGATCTGATTTATCATCATTAGCTTGCTCGCCATACTCAGAATTAAAACAAATAGATGGATAATGATACTGTGAAAATTTTTTAGTTTTATCAAGCTTTACTAATGCTGTTTCTCTTCCTACTGTCTCTTTTACCCATTTTATAAATGAATTGACTTCATTTGGCTCTTCTTTTTTATCAGATGATTTTGAGTTATCTTTATTTTCTTTTGCTAATAAATCTCCATCATTTGATTCTGGCATAAGTACTTCTACATCTGTATATACATTACTAGTTCCAGACAATGATAAATTTACATCAACCGTTCCATCAGTCTGAAATGAAAAACTAAATGACGTTATAACGCCGTCAAATAATACTTTATTCATATGTCGTACTTGATTGGAACGCGCTTTAACATAATCGCCTCCAAACTTATCTTTTAATATTTGATATGTTCTACTATTAGGCTCTTCTAATAATCCACCAGTCTCTTCTGTATTTTGATCTGCATCTGGAGATGTTCCTGGCTTTCTTGTTATGATTTGTTCTTTGTTTCCTTCAATTTCGATTAAACAATGTCTGCCCGGACGAAACCATATTTCTTCAAACTCATCTAAATCAGCTGACGGATCAGATATTAATATATTTACTGAAGCTTTATTTAATAATCCCATTGAATTATCTCCAATATTAATATCAACTAATGTAACAACTGGAGGAATTCTATTAGCTTTTCTTTTTAAATATCCACCTGAAATTGAGGTATTTTTAAGTACTTGTTTTGTATAAGCTTCTAGTCCTATAGATCCCGCAACTTTTAATTCATCTAGATCTGCGTCGGGTTCTGCTCCTAGGTAATTGTCTCTTAAACCTCTTAAATATGTAGTTACAGTTTGACTTTGTAGTGGTACATAATCTCCTCCTCTTACATTTTGTCCTGCTAAAACTGAAAATTTTGATGCATTACCTTTGAATTTAGCTAATTGATTATTTGCTAATTTAGGATTATTAAATGCTGATATTTGAACAGATGTCATTTTGGTGGTCATGAAATCTATGTCAGTTTTATCTTTTTTTAATGCTCCTGCAAGTGCACGGGCATTTAATTCTTTTTGTAAATTTTTATCAACTTCTGAATAAAAAATATCTCCAGCCATTTGTAACCTTATCGCTCGTTATTAATTGTTTCAATAATATTTTGTATATTTTGTGCCGGAGGTATTCGTAATATTATTCCTTCTGGCGTATATAATGTTCCTTTTCCTAATCCATTTGCAGAAGCTATGATCCACCAAAGAGATGCATCTCCATAAAATTGATTTGCTAATAAATCTAAACGCTCTGGCGAAGTTATTTCTAGAAAAATATCAGCTGAAACATTTACATCAGGTGCACCAATGATAACAGTGTTTGATTTTCGTTTACCATTTTCATCTCTAAGTATCTTTGCTTGTTCATATCTACTACTCATAATTATACTCCTACGTCTACTTTGCTGGTGTCAATGTTAAAAAGATCTTTATTTTCTTTAAAATCACTCAACCAATTACTATCTCCTTTTTTAGGTGTTGGCGAACCATCATTATAATCCTTGTTCAAATCAGCTAACGAGAAGAACCTTCCACCTTTTTGTGGAATCATATCTGTTATCATGGTTGCGCCCATGGAAATATTAATTTGTTTTGGAACTTCCATTTGATCAGACTCTTCTAACACATTTGTTTCCCATGTTGTTTCTGAATCGTGTAATGTGTAATATAAACTATTTATTATAATTGGTTGGTGATGATATATATCTCCAACTGTTAATCGTAAATAATTTCCTTTTAATGCAATACTAGATCCGTCATAAGTAGGAGCAGTATAACCAGACAATGCATTTAATTTTCTCCAAATTGGTTTTAGTTCATCTCTATCTGTTGCATAGACAGTAAAATCTAAATTTATATCTCTAGAATAGCCTCCATAATTATATGATGGATCTGCTCTACCAATAAAGTTTACTGGAGTCCAACTTGGATTGAACGAATCAGTTAAACTAGTAATTATAGCTCTAAATACCATTACTTCATCTGCTTCAGATGTGTTGCCGGCATACATTTTTTGTCCTGTAAAATAAAATTTAACAAGATCCTTTGTCATCCTACCTGATGCTTTGTCTAAAGCGGCTCCTATTCCACTAGCATCATAATCTTTTATTATTCCATCTGCATTAGGTTCTTCTGGCATCCATTTATATATTTTCTTTAAGAATGTTTTCTTAAAATCAATAACAGAAACTTTATCTCCACGAAATGGAGTTACCGCAGAAATTAAATCTTTAGTTGGTTTCCATTTGTCTGTCTTCCATTGTGTAGTTGCAGCTGATTTAACTGTGAAATCATTTCTTAATGCAAAAGGAGTTCCATGTTCACCATATCCATATGTAGCTTCTAAATTAATAATACCATATGGGCCGTTTTCCATATTAGCAGCAGCATATAATCCAGGAAGAATTGCACCTTTTGCATCGCCAGATGCAATTGCACGTGCAGCAGCAGAAGTTCCGTCTAATCTTTTTGCAAATGCCTGAGCATCTTTGAATCCTTTGCGTGCACGGAAGTCAGGAAAAACTTCAAACTCTGCACGTTTTAAACGATGGAATGGTACACTTATATAACGATCAGTAGGTTCTAGTCCGCCTGCTCGTAATCCTGCTGCTCCTAGTTGAATTACCCTAGGAGATCCTAATTTTGCTGTAGCATTAAGACCTATTATAGCAGCTGTTCTTGCAAGCTCGTCTTCTGGTTGTACATTTGTATTACCAGAAACTATACGTCCAACATCAAGTCCGGTAGAGTTATTAATTCTTTTATAACCTTTATCTAGATAATCTTTTTGAAACTTTGATTGAAATTTATTGGACATTTTATCATTTGTTACAACTGTATTTGCTCCAATTTTTCTATATACTTCTCCAGAATAAACAGTTTCGTTTCCATCTTGGGACATTCCTATTACATGAATTTTAGTTTCTCTAAATGAAACTGGATCTAGTCCTGTAAATCTTTCGTCTGGCCTTGGTAATGTGATAGCCATTCTAGGTCTAAGACCTTCTTCAAGATATTGTTTTGGCTCTATAGTTGTACTACCAATTCTATATGGAGGAGTATTTTCAAATAATTCGTCTTTTCCTCCAGCGTTATACCAAGTTTCATACCTAGCTAGCGAATTCCAATAATTTCCTGCTCCACCAAAAGATCTTAAATTAGGTGAGCCATATCCAATGCCACCATTTACTCCATTTAATGGATTAGCGCCTGGTAAATGTTGTGGTCCTGGCTCAGAATGTGGAGCTCCTTTTATCCATTGTGAATAATGTCGTTCTCCGGAGGTTCTGGTTTCGTGAAAATAATTTAAATTGAGTTGTTTTCCTTTAGGATTTGAACCAAAACCTGATCCATCTATATTTGGTGGTTGATCTTCAAATCTATTTGTTTGATTAAATGGATTAGGAAGATTAGGGACAATACCATTTGGATTTGCTTCAGGTAAATGATGCGGGCTTGCAGCACCATTGCCACTTATTATAAATTGTCTATATGTATTACCAGGATTCCAGAAATTAGGAAGATTTGGAACAATACCTTTTGGATTTGCTTCTGGTAAATGATGTGGCACTTCAGGTCCATGGATTTGAATAAAATTAGAATATAAATTATTTTTATTCCAGAAATTAGGAAGATTTGCTTCTATTCCATTTGGTGCAGCATCAGGTAAATGATGTGGATCTTTAGATGCATGGCCTGTTCTAATAAATGTTTTATATGTGTTACCGGGATTCCAAAAATTAGGAAGATTTGCTTTTATTCCGATTGGGGTAGCATCTGGTAAATGATGTGGAATATCTGGACCATGTCCGGATTCAATAAATGTTTTATATGTATTACTAGAATTCCAAAAATTAGGAAGATTTTCTTTTTTGCCGGTTGGGTAATAGTCAGGCAAATGTGGTAGTCTAGTACTATTATGACCTTGTTTTATAAAGTCTTCATATCTTCTAGTTTCAAACCATGTTGGACGATTAGGAATTTTAGTTGGAGGTACTGCAATTATTGGAGATTTTAAATAATTTAAAGTTCCAGTTGTTAGACCAGCTGTAATAGTTGGTGGTCTTAAATGATTTAAAGTTCCGGTAGTTATACCATTTACAGCTGATCGAATTGGAGACCTTAGATGATTTAGAGTACCGGTGGTTATTGGTGTCTTACCTATAGTTGGTAGTCTTAAATGATTTAATGTGCCTGTTGTTTTAGGAAGTTGAGTACGAATTGGAGCGATATTTCCATAATTGATACCAAGATTACTAGGTGCTATATCTGAGAATGCTCGTGGTTTTTCTACTCCAAATGTGTAGTTTTCATTATTAAAAACAGGACTAAATGTTCCGCCTTGTAGAGAATTAAAAAAATTTGGTGATGGTGTAAAAGTATTTGGCATAATATTTTATCCTCCTATTGATCTCATATTCATTTTTGATTCTCCAAATATATCAGTTGGAACATTTATATTGATATTTTTCATTCCGGCAATCATGGCCATTGCTAGTTTTCTTATAGAATCTTCAGATATTGTTGTAGTATTTGTGTTATTTCTATTTCCTCCAGAAACAGCATCTATTCCATTTGCAAATCCATCTCTAGATGTTGATGCTACAATTCCTATTTGGTCATTTGGATCAAATAATATTGCATCATTAACCCTAGTTGTAGCTATAACGTCGCTACCGCCTGTAACTTTACCGGTGGTAGCCATGTTTATAGGACCGGTGGTTGACATATTTACTGTTTTAATTCCTGAAAATGTAAGACCGGTATCGGTCATTCTTTCGCCTATTGAAGTAGCAAACTTTCCTAGAGCAGGTATTAATTTTCCAATTTCTTTTAATCCTTCACCTGTTACTGTATTTGCTTCTGCAAATGTTCCAAGAGATGACAATGTTTGCATTAATGTTTGTCGTCCGGTTTTTCCACCACCAAAAAAGTTATCTTCAACTATATTCATTGATGTACCCATTCGGGTTTTAGCCTCATTGACCGAGGCCTCGTCTGTTCCAGCAAACCCTTTCATAGTAGCTTGTATTACATCAAATTGATTTGTTCCTGCAAGTCTTATTTGTTCTCCTAGTTGTGCAGTTGCTATTTCTTCAAGATAATACAACATCTTTTCATCAGTAGTTAATGTGTTAGCTTGAATTGATAAAACTTCTTCAAATTTCTTTCTTCTAGGATCGTCTTTTTCTAATTTGGTAAATTTTTCAACTGCGTCATTTAATTTTTCGCCTTCTAATGTTAAAATATTTTCAGCTTCTGGACCTAGATCCTGTAATAACTCTCGTTGTTGAACCATTCGAGCTAATTTATCTTCTCCAATTCCTAAAGTTTCAGCTAATTTTTTTCTAGCCATGAAGTTGGTAGAAATAGTATCTCCCTGAGATTCTATAATTTCATTTAATGTTTGAGCTTGATCAATTGCACTTCCAGATAAAGTTGCCTCTCTAAATTTTTGAGTTAAACTTTCTCCATTTACTCCAATTAAACGTTTACCCGATAATAATTGATATTCTAATTCATTTCCAACTGATGTTTCAATATTTAATAAATTCTTACCAATACTATACACTTCACCTAAATTGGTTCCTAATGCTCGAGCTTTTAAAGCTGCCATACCTAAAAGTTTTGGTGTTTGACTAAATTGTAATGCAACATCAGATGATAGATTTGCAACGTCTTGCATAACAGTACTTAAAACGCCAGTCTCAGAAGACATATCTTTTGATTGATTAAGTCCAAATGTTAATTGAGCTGCGACATCTGCAGCACCAACTGCTCCGTCAGCTGCAGTGGCCGCAAACAAAATAAATTTGTTAGCTAATTCTCCAGATAATCCTAAATTTTTCTGAAAGAAGGTTTGAGTCTCAAATAATTGCCTATTTACTTCTTCCCCGGCGTTTTCACTTTCACTTGCTAATCTTTGGTATCCTTCACCAAGTTCTGCTATACTTTTTATTTCTTGATCTAATTGGTCTAGTGTTCCGGCTAGATTTGCTTGTTTTACTTTTTCCTGTGCAGCTTTAACTTCTTTTTCGGTAACATTTTCTAATTTCATTGCTTGTGCAATGTTTTTTGCTTGTATTGGAAGTATAGCATTTAATGATTGTGCATATTTTCGAATTTGCATTCCTCCGACACCAAATGCAGAAGATATTGCATCATACTTTTCTCCTAACTTTGCTGCAACTCCGGAGCTAATTCCAAATGTTTTATTTAACGACTTATTTCTTTGTTCTAAAGCGGTAGATGCTTTAGCAGCTGCAATTAAACGCTTTCCGAGTGCTTCTTTGCTACCTATTAACTTGTTAATACCAATTTGTAATTGCGCACCAGTTTGTATTAGGCCTTTTAATTTGCCACCAGCTACTGTAGTAGCTTCTGCTATTTCATAAAACTGACTTACTAATATATCAGAAAATTCTTGTGTTCCTAATGCCTGAAGATCTTCTGAAAAATCTTTTAAACGTTGACCAAGTGCTTTATCTAAAGCTGCAAATCCGCCTTTTCCAGTCTGTGCCTTAAAGGTATCTTCAAGGCCTGTTTTATTTGTACCAAGATTTTTTCGAGTTCCAGTGCCTTTTGATAGGGGGTCTGGTTTGGTATCGCTGTGTACAGGTAATAATTTAAGTTTATTTATGTAATTATATGGAATGTGCATATAGATATCTTTTATTATAAATATCTACATAGGAGGTTTTTGTATTTTTGAGTTAGGAGAACTTTTTTTAGATTTTCGTTCAATTTCCAATTTTTTTATCTCTGCCATCTTTTTTAGCTTTCTGATCCAAAAATTTCTCATCCAAATTGGCATATTATAAACGGTATCCCAATTCCATCGACCTTCGCCAGCCCATACTAGTTCAAATAATGAATCATGTAATTTTGCTCTATCTTCTCTTTCATATCCAAAAAAAGTCCGGTCCAATCGGAAACCCGGCTTTGAAGGTGCTCCCATCTTCACCTTCGAATTCATGCTCCATTATTACAGCTGGAGTATTTTCAACAACATATTTTTGAAAATTTTTACTATCCTTGATTAAAAATTGATATTTAACAAAATTTTCAATATCAGATTTTTTACGATTTCCATTAACTTCAACTATAATATTTTCTAGAAGTGAACTTATAGTTAAAGAATTAGAATTTTCTATCGTTACAAATATAAATTTAATGGATAAGTCTTTAGTTTCATATAAAAATTCTCCATTTTCATCACTGTTGATGTCTAATGTTTTTGATTGTAAACTTGATAATTCAACTGTCCTATCTAACATATTTCCAGTTTTTGGATCTTTTACTTTAACATCATATTTAGATCCATATCCTAAGATTCTTGCACTTAAAATTAATCCATCTTTATCTACAGCTGCTATATCAGAATATTTTACGTCAGATACAATTAACGATTCCAATAACTTGTCTAATGTTTTTCCTTCTTTTATATATGATGCATTAGTTAAAATATCTTCATCATACGCTGTCATATATCTCATTTCTAGTTTTCCGGAGCTTAAAGGACTGCTTTTTGGATATACTTTACCTTTACTAGTAAGCGTAACTATTTCTGAAGGAATAGTGTTTCTTTGTTTTGTTTCGTATTGTTGTTTTGCTATTTGTATTAAGTTATCATTTTTATAACTATCTGTTAATTTTGCCATAATGACTTTCCTTTTAAAACTTTATTATAAATATATGTTATCTAGAAAAATGGAAAATAAACATGACGGCTGTGCCGGCTACTGCTCCCCAAAAGCTAGCTTTTTGATTTTCTTCTGATCTAGCATTTTGGTACCCAGCTCTTTTTTCTAATGTCCAGGTTTTATTAGCTTTTGGTTTTATATAAGTAAATACTAATGGCGGAACTGCTGTAAACCATAAACTAGTTATTTTAGGATTTCTAGTTAAACCTCTTGTATTTCTATATACATATAAGTATGAACTAAAAAATCCTACAGCAAATGGAAATGAATTATAATGATGTTTATATCCTAAATTTCGACCCATTACATAATCATTCATTTCAATCGATGAAAGAGGTCCAGATTTTTCTTTATATAGTATTGATATTTTATTATCTCGCTTATAACTATAAACAAAATCAGTTGGTATATCTTTTAAAACATCGTTTTTATGATATATAATTGAAAGTGTATCTGCATATACAATATTTCCAATTAATGGCTTAGATTCATATCTATATATTGTGTCAGATCCATTTTGACATGTAATTAAATTACCTATTATTAGCAGGCCAATTAATATAAGTTGTTTCATTTTTGTCATTCATTATTACCGTAACAATGGTATCAATAACAACTTTATAATATATATATTGGGCAGTAAAAATGGGAGCCGAAACTCCCATTATTTTTATAAAATTTATGAATATTTTAATATTGTAATATAGCGTAATCGTATTTCAATGTCATTTCAATTGTTACCGCATCTTCTGTACCCCAATCCATTTGCCCAAAGTTTGAATCTAATACAAATGCACCCTTTAAAGTCCATTCTTCAATTTTTTCACCCGTTGGTGATAATGAATGAAATGTGATATCTTTTTTATATTGAGTACTATATCCATCTCTACCAGTTAAAGATTCGTGATGTAATCTTATCCATTCCATTGCAGCTTGTGCTCCTGATGGTACAATTGGATCATATAATGTAATTGATACATCATTCCATCTAGATTTTCCTTTAACTTTTCTATCAATATTAATATGATCTAATACTACTTCACTATTTGTAATCGTAGGTCTAGCAGCTGCTTTTACTATATAACTAGGTATATCTGCTATATACATAATAAATCGATTGGATAATTTGGGCTCCCAATCAAATGCATTTAAAAATAAATCATTTTCTCCTATACCCGGTAAATTTTGCTCTAATGCCATTTTTGTGTTCCTATATTCTTTTTATATAAATATTACCTAACTTAAATTCTATTCTGGAAATGATGCACCCGTTGGTTGAATATTAAAGTCTAATACAATAAATTCAGCCGTTCTTGTAGGTTGTAAAAATATTTGTCCGTATAATATATTTTGATCTATTAAATCCGGTGTATTATTTGAGTCATCCATTACAACTCTAAATGCACTTAATCCTTGTTGTGCTCTTACACTTTCCAAATAAGGGTTTGCAATACTTAAGAATCTTAATCTAGTTGCATCTGTGTTTTGTTCAAATACTAAAAACTTAGTAGCAGAAGCAATAAATTTCTTAACTGTTATTAATAATCTTCTAACATTTACTCTATCTAAAGCAGATGCTCTTGCTTGAAGTGTTTTTTGTCCCCATATACAAATTCCTTGATTTGGGAAGTTTGCTATAGGATTAATTCTAGCTTCGTAAAGTTCATCTCTATCTGCCTGGGTTAATTTTTCATATGTATTAATTGCCGTTGTTAGACCGCCTCTATTTAATCCTGCAGGGGCATACCATGGTGCTGATACGGAGTCATTAAATGATAATGCTCCTGGCACTAATACTGATGGTGGTACAAATTTTCCTTTATTTGTACTTGGATCAATAATTCTAACCCATGGGAAATATGTTGCTGTATAATTTGAATCTAATGCTATTGTTTGAGATATAGTACTAGCAATATTCTGATCGATTGTTGGTACATCCATAACATAGAATGTATCAGATCTTTTTTCAACTAATATTCTAGCATCATTAGTTACTGCAGGATGTGCACTATGTAATATACCGGGAGTAACTAACATGTTAATATCAAAGAAATCTGTATTGCTAAGTGCAGCAAATGCAGATCTATATGCTAATGTACCAGACGTTGAATTACCGGAGCAATCAAACCCAAATGTGTTATTAGCTGCAATATTTTTTCCATTAAATTTTGGTAAATTTGGTTTTGCTCCATCAAATCCTCCTTGGAATGGAACTATAAACTTTCTAGTTGATGGTTTAATTTTACTTTCAAATGTTCCAGTGTCTAAAGCTGCTTGAAGCGATCCACTATATGCATTCGTTAATGGGTGTCTTGCTTCTGCGTCTTGCTCTATGTCTCCTAAATAAAAATCAGTATTTAAAGCTACTGTTGATCCTGATGTTGGTACTGGTGCTAAATAATTAAAGTTATGTACATTTGTGAAATCAAATCCGTAAAAATTATCTCCGCTGTAAGCATTATTAATAAATTGTGATGTTCTATATTTAACTTCTTCTAATCCTTGAGCTAAATTTTGAACTTCAGATGATTGCAATGTTACTATTAAATTACCTGACGCTGTTCCTATATCACCTAAATCAACAGTTAATGTATCATTAGCTGTATATCCAGAACCTATTCCTACTGTTTTTACAAGAGTTGGTTCAACTAATAAATTACCTGCTGCTAATGCAGTTAAAGTTACTTCACTAGATCCGCCACCTAATAACCCGGCAGCAATTTTTAAAACGTCTCCTGATTGATAGCCTGAGCCTATTGCTGAAACAGTTACTGATGTTACTTCGTTGCCAGAGACTACTACTGTAGCTTGTGCTCCTGTTCCGGTACCATCTGATAAATCTACATTATTATATGTTGAATCTGTTCCGTCTACAATATTGCTTGTGACAGCTATTGTTCCAGTAACTAATTTACCATTGTCGTTACTAGTTGTAACTGATAAATCTAATCCTGTTCCTGTTCCTGATGTAGTTGGTGTAACAACATATGTTCCTGCTGTACCGCCTGTACCGCCTGTAAATGATGATAAAGTTAAATCTGGTTTAACATTACCGCTTGATTCTTCTCCATCAGGTAGTGGAGAAAATGGAGCTTTAAATCCAAATGGAAGTAATTTTTTATCTAATGTTGCTTCTTGAACTCCAGTTGAACATTCAACTCTTACTAATTTAGATACATTTGGATAATCACCTTCATCTTTTATTTTACCATTTTCATCAATTGTTCTAACTTGATCTCCAATTACCCTAGCTATATAGTTAGGAGATGATGGATCTAAATTAACATTTCTATATGTTTCTTTATCATCTGTGTCTGCATCTGTGTCATCTGATTGAAATGGTGTAGGGAATGGAATATCTGAATTATTAACCCCTCTAAGTTCAACTGTGAATGTTGGATATGATCCTAATGGAGTAATTTCATTGCTTGTTTTAATATCAGAAATAGCAACCTTTACCTCATAATTTTCTGCAGTACCATGTGATAATGTATGAAATTTAAATAAGTCAAATCCGTCGCCGGCTACTTTATTTGAAGTAATAAATGGTGTTGATGCAAATCCTTTGTCTCCATCTTTAGTATTTTCGTAGTTAATGATTCCTAATCTTAACTTAATATCGCCTTTATTATTAAATAGGCCTGCAGTATTTGTATTTTCATATTGTACATATACTGGATAATTTACGCTCTTAGGATTATAATTAAATTTATTTCCTACATATTTAGATGAATTAGAATCAATATCTAATTGAAATGATCCTGTTTGCTTATATCCTCCGGTAAATCCAGGTACTGCTGTGTTATTTGTATATGATCCAGAAACCCATAATGAAAATGATCCGCTATTAGTATCAACTAATGTAGATTTTTCAAATACTGAATTTGCGCCATCAGTTGCAACAGGATTAGTTGGATGAAGAACATGTGTGATATACTCTACACTACCAGAAGATGCAATGATTGCTAAAACACCGTCTTTTAATTTATATCCACCTTTATATAATAATCTTGTTACTGTACAAACTCCTGCATTTTTCAAATATTCCTGTACAGTAAATGGTACATATGAATCGTCTGTATATGATCCAAATGTGTCTATAAAATCTGTAAATGAATTTACTTGTGTTGGAATGAATGCAGGACCTTTGACGGTTGTCCCGATAACTGCTGCTCCTATTTCACTAACACCTCTTTGTAAAAAAGATTGATCTCTTTCGTTAGTAAATACACCGGGCGATACTATTCTTTCTGCCATTAAAATACTCCTATAATTTTTTTATTATAAATATAGACCAAATTCGCCAAAACGTTAAACATTTGGAATAAATACTTCTTCGTCTAAGTTTATTTGTCCTTCACCATATTTTTCTTCTAAATCTTTAATCAACTTCTGCTCGTCTTCTCTTAAAGTTGTAAATTCAGAAAATAAATTAGTTTTCATTTCTTGAACTTGATTTAATTGTTGTGTTAATACATATTCATCTGTTGATAACATACCTAATTGCATGTTATTTTCTGAATATTTTGCTCTAATCTCTTTTAATTTGTCAACGTCTGCTTTTTCTAGTTTTTTCTTTTCCATTAAGTAACCTTTTATATTTAATATATATAATTTTTTTCAATATTCAAATATTATCCTTCGCTAGGTGTAGCAATTTCCATATAAGATACAGTAGCTTGTAAACTTCCACTTAAATCTTGTTGAGCTGTTAATATATCTCCAGGCTCTAAGACAAATGTTCCGTCAATTGCTTGAAATGATGATCCATTTGGTACTACAACATCTCTAGCTAAAAAATATTCTTTATTACTATCACTACTATCTGTCCATTTCAATGTAACTTGAGCATTGGAACTAGTAATATTAGTTATATGTACAGTTTTCAATAATAATTTTTTACCGGAAGCTGCTGTTAAAACAGTAGCAGCTGATGCTGATGTTATATATATTCCTTTATTTAAATATTCCATTGTTTAATTCTCCTTTTATGTAACTCCATTTAAGCAATTCATAATACCAGTTTTTAATTCATCAGTATAATATGATTTTGCAGGAAATCCTCCTCCTGCATATCCAGATGTGCCATTAACATAATCAACTAGTCCATCTATACTATCTGCAGAATTAGATTCTATCCCATAATAAATATACTTCTCGTTTAATAATAGTGTATCATTTGCAACTTCGTTGGATTGATCTTTTGTTAATCTAAATGAAATATATGATTTAGCATTATTCCAGCGTTGTTGTCTACAAGCTTGAGACTTTCCTATATATGTTTTCCAATACACTTCTTGTTCTGCATTTGTATATAAAGTATCTCTATCTGACTTAGCTACGCAAAAATTTTGTACTGCATATATTTTATCAGTATCTGTAAGGTCTGCAAATGATTGTGAATTTTCAATATATCCTATCGATCCTGTTCTTTGATATAAATAATCTTTCCCGGCTTCTTCTCCAACTTCAAACCAATATTTCACACACGATATATCTAGATAATCCGCGTCTAATGTTTCTTTGAATTGATATATGGAAGCTGATGGATCAGGTCCAAAGTATTTTCCTATTTTTAAATATCCCATTTTATTCCTTTACTATGTTATTCCATATTTGTCTTTTAAATAATTTTCTGTTTTTAGTTGGCCGGCAGCATTTAATGGAGTATTATAAAATAAAAATTCTCCAAAATCCCAACTTCCATCATATGCACTACCACCTAACCTATTTAATTCTATTCCATTTCCAGTAGCATTAATATCACTTGTAGTTTGTGCTTGGGTATCTAGGTCTGCATCTGGTCCTATTATTTGACCGGTAATAGTGGTACGATCATAATGGAATTTATAAATATTGACATTTGATACACTTGGTGGATCTAATTCAACTCGTTTTGTAGAAGTATTCCAATAGTCAATACAAAATCGTATTTTACTAGCATAATAAAATGAAAACCATCCTGTACTCCATGAAGTTCCATTTGTTCTTCCAAAGAATCCAGAAAATGTAGAAGGAAATGAATTTAATTTAGCTACAATGTATATACAAAATCCTGTAGATGTATTCATTACTGTATTGTCTGCAGTTTCCATATAATCTCCATTGAAAAAATCTACAGATGGTTGATTATTCAATATTGTATTTGCTGATGTAAATGTTGGCTGAGCTGATGTTGTTGATTGACTA